CAGCAACACCAACACCAACAGCAACTCCAACGGCCACTCCTACAGCAACACCAACACCAACAGCAACTCCAACGGCCACTCCTACAGCAACACCAACACCAACACCAACAGTATCAGTAACACCGACACCAACCGTATCTGTAACACCAACACCAACCGTATCTGTAACACCAACACCGACACCAACAGCAACTCCAACACCGTGCCCACCCCCACTTCCAGAAGCAGCCGTATGTATATTTAACGATAAAATTTTTGACAGTACATTTGATGAACTGGGTAAATATGTTATTACAAATATCTCAATGTTTATTAAATACACACAAGGAAGGTCAATAGGTTCAAAAAAAGAACTAGTAAAAATGTCAGTAGGACCTAGTGAATTAAACTTTATATTAGCAGCTTATCCCTCTTACAGAGAACAACAAGATGCAATCGCAAAGAAAATTGACGAACTGATATCTCAATCAGTTATGAACGATACAGCATTTTTGGATTTAAATACACTACTCAACCCCCCAACGGGTGGATTTTCTGTATCTTTGCCTCTTAGTATAGTTAAAGTAAATATTTTTTACAATATGGAACCCCAAGAGACCCAAGAGACCCAAGAGATATATTTCGTGAAAACTTATCTTTCTAGAAATGATACAATGCAAAGTATTAATATAAAGTCTCTACCTAGTACAGAAGCTTACATAGCGTTACCATTATTAACTGAAAATAGTACACAACAATCAACTAAAACAGTAACAACAATAAAGATATTAATAAGTAAACATGTGTATAATTTGATAAGCATAGGCATCAACGGTAATGAGAAATATTTAAATATTATCACAATAAATGAAGAAGATAAAATAGATATACAAATACAGGTTCGTAATGGTGACTATTTTTATTTGTCTTATTATAAGTATAAGTTTGTCTGTATACCAGATAATTCAAACAGTTTTCCTTTAATTTATGTTTCACCTACAAAAGGCTTGATTTCTGGATCATTAATATTAACACAAAAAGGTTATAAAAAAATAGAAAGTTTAAAAGAAGGTGACTATATTATAACACATAAAGGTAAACAGAGTAAAATTTTGAAACTCAAAACAGAAAAAATAAAATGGTCTGAATCATTACCATCAGACAAATTAGTTTATAAAATAAATACGAAAACCCCTATTTATATATCGGCAAATAATAAAGTCCAACAAGCTGATGGTGGAATGTTAGAAGTGAAATATTGTGGAACAAAGCTAATGCCTAATGAATATTGTGATAAAAAGGGTAACTATATATTACATCACATAAATATAGCAAACTCGATTGAAAATCATTTAATAATATACAATGGCTCAGCAAAGAGTGTTATTGTTGAAAGTTGGTCAGGAAAGTAATTACTGACCTGTACCGAAGTTAAGTACCCCTTTTGGGAGTACAACATCGTAAGGTCTTGGCTGTAAAGTACAGTAAAGTTAAGTACATTCCATTCCCCTTTATAGGGTGTAATTACTATGGCACTTCACGGTATAGTTAATCCAGTCCCACCCATCCTTTAGAAATAGGTTCAGCATCGTGATCGCCGTCTTCGGCTTCGGCGTCCATAGTGCCTTCAAATACAACAACAGGATCAGTTCCATCGTTACCCTTTACCGCAAGAGCCCGTTTTCTACAATCAAACATATCTAGCACCTCCTGCTCCATAATGTTAATCTTGATAACACGCCAGTTTGGGTTATTAGGATGTAGAATAACAAGAGCAAGCTCTTCAATATCCATATCGTATTTTTGTTTGAGAATCATACGATATACATTTAATTGCATACTATAAATCCAATAGTTCGTATCAGGAAGATGGCAAAGCGGACCCAAGCCAGCCTGATATCTATTTTCCATCTTAATATCCTTCGCTCGCTTCCAGTCATAAATGGCGTATTTACCGTTGGCTTTTTTATAAAGCATATCAATGGAACCAGCAACCTTAATATCCTCATTAAACACAAGCCACTCTGTACGAAACGGGATCATTTTAGAACCGATTTTCGCCTGATACGCAATGAACATATCCCATTCTGGCGAAGCCTTCGGATCCCAATCATCGGCCTTTTTCATAGACGAAATAGACTCGGTGGAATCCGTATCAGGAATAGCAAACTGTTTTTTTACATTTCTCCACAGGTTCTCAAAATAAGCGGAATTATAAAAGTGTTCAATATCTAAGTGCATACGTGTTCCGGCGGACGAGGCCTCAGCACCAGAAGCGGCCCAGATGGCCTTAATTTCCTCGGCAGTCTTTCCGTACAACGGGTTTTTACACCAGTCACGCCCACGCATCATTTTAGGAATGACAAGATCCGGGTCAAAGTGACCAAAGAACTTGTGAATAAACTGTGTACAGGAGGACCAACCAGCCTTAACGCCGTCAATGGCATATGAATGTTCCTCCTCGTTGAACTGAATACGCAAATCCCGCTGATGTTCGTTAACTACTGCAAGTCGTTGCCATGCTAGTGCACCACCTTCTCCGATTGACAAGGGCATATTTTTATTTATTCCAGCTGACGAACATATTTCAATTTTATTTATTAAAATAATCATAACACTGTTTATACAAGTTAGTATCGTCAAATGGGGGCATTTTTTTGTTTTATATAAATTTATTAACAAGATTCATCCACTCTTTTAGTACGACTAATTCATTTTTATCAACAATGTCATTATTATATAGAACTTCATATACCTCCTCCAAGGTGGCATTTTTATTGTTATTTAATAAGCCAATGACCTTTTCCGCAGTCTTATACATCGGTTCTTCACTTTCATAATCCTTTAAAAGATTGTGTTCATTCCGTTCTTGAAATGCGGTTGGGAAAGTAAATTTAATCGTCTTATTGTTTTTCCATAATTGAAACAACGCTATATAACCCCGTAGTATATCTGTATATCTAAATGTAACACTAACCGGTAAATACATTGTATAAAATGAGTTACGATCTACCCAAAACGTGTTTTGGCTGTTAAATGGACATACGGAATATTTATTCATAATTACATCATAACCAGGATCATTTTCAAAACTAAACGGTCCGTTTTTGACATTTATTCTATAAAATGCATCTACATCAGGATCGTTATTTACCAGTCCTTGAATTACGGCAACATTATCTTTTGACATGAAATCAGTAAGGATGGGCATACATTCAATGGCCTGGTGGCCTGGTGGAATTCCTCTGGGCCAAATCTTATCGTTGGAATATAATTTGTAAATATTTACAAATCCTTGCGTGACGGAGTACTTCACGTTTCTTAAATAACCGCATATAGTGTGATCGCATGTTTTTAATTCAGTTACTTTATCTTTCAACCAAAGATTATTTTGACGTTTATCATACACAAACGCCACCGCCTTGTGTTGTAACATGAATGAATTTATAAGATTAATATCATATTGTTTTAATGTATATAATTTAATGTCATTCCCTGGCACATCTTTTCCATCAGTGTAAAAATAATTATTATCAAATGAATCTAGCGGGTATAGATATTTATTATCATCGTCTGTTTCATATATAATATCATAATTGTTTTCTATGGCGTAAAGATATCCAAACATTTTTCGTGTGTATGAGTTTAGCGGTATTTTTTCATAAAGCGACGGATATTTATCTTGTTGCTCCTTTAATCCTAAATATATACAATTAATTTGTCTATATGATTCGTCATTGGTTTTTGAATCACCGACAACGATTAAATCCCAGTCGGCATAATCTACATACGAAAGTAATTGGCTACTAGGTGCGTTTATTGTTGTTATAATAATGCATTTCTTTTTCTTATTACTAATATTTAAAAAATTCTTATAGTATGTATCAATATTTAGCCCCGATTTGATAAATTCATCTTTATAAAATAACGATGATTGGTATTCAGCCATATATTTTATATAATAATCTAGTTCACGATTATACACCCCAGTAGTCCATCGAGTGGGCCCATTTTTGCTCCTGATTAAGTACATTACATATGGGAATTCTTTGACATTATCCAACATTTTTTTTTGTTTCAAATGAAACTTGATTAAACATTCTATATTGTGGGCTTTATCGGTTAGCATTTTTTCATAATATTTGTTTTTTTTTATAACCATATGCGTAAATATATCTAGGTAAGTCTCTATGTTTTTAGAAGATAAAACAGCGTGTCTATCAGTATAGCCATGATGATGTTCGCCATTAGGAAACCACACACAACTATTATCAAGATATTCAAGTTTAGGGTGCGGTAATAAATAAATAAAGTCACTTCGAGTAATAACAAATCTATTGTACTGTGATAAAATGCCGCGCTCACGTAAATTTTTCAACAAAAACCACCGCAAAAATAGCACAATACCGGCTCCACCAGGGACAAGCACGTTATTATGTTTCACACCTCCAAAAAAATGATTATCCAATGACATATATGGCCGCCAGTCCAATACATCTTCTGTTTTTCTAATTATATTATATGCGTAATCAAAGGCGTACCCAAAATCATCAGGTTCATCGTACAAAAAATTAAATTTTGATAATTTATAAAAAGGATTATCGTAATTATAATCCGATTTTACACATAAGCATAGACATAAGTCTGCATCTAACTCATCTATCACATTTTTTTTAAAATTATCAAATGTTAGCTCAGTGGCTCGTGTATCCCCTAATATTACAACTAGCGTTCTATTATATTCCATATAAGATAAATATATATATTTACAAGCAATGTTTATTTAAGTCTGTTGTCATAATTTGAAAAAACTTATACATTAATAGATAAATGATGCCACTCAGTATAGTTAAAAACAAGATGAAAAAACGCATAACACGACGAAAGAAACAAAAAGGCGGTAAACGTATACAAATAGCGTATTTTGATTTACCCGCTTACAAAACGCCAACAGAAGACCGCATAACGCCACCAATAGTTTCTGAAAATGTAACGATTCTAGGGTTATTTGACGGTCACGGTGGTACCGTTATATCAGAACATATACATAAAGAACTTCCGGCACGTATTAATCAGCGTATATCAACAAGCCAGGATTCCGGTACAATTATAAAAATAATAAATGAAGAATTTGAGAAAATGGATAAGGAACTAGAGGTCGGTGTTGGTGGGAGCACGGCCACATTGGCAGTTATAACAAAAACGGAAATCATAATTGCCAACGTTGGGGATTCGCCGGCAATACTTTTCCAAAAAAACGGAACATTACTTCATCACACAGAAGACCATGATTGCGATAACATGGCTGAGCTCAAACGCATTAAAGAAGCGGGTGGAAGATGTATAGAATTAAATGGGAAAAAACGTTTAGATTCCGGTCTAGCAGTGACACGAGCATTTGGAGACGGTATTCATGATAAGCGTATTGTAATAGCAACTCCGCAGATCTACGTTTGGCCTAGATTATCGGAAACAATACTTTGCTTATGCTCAGATAGTTTTACAGAAGGCTATTATGAATATGAAGACAGAGGATTATGGGTAACTTCTATAGGCAACATTTTCAATCCTACACATGTATTAAATGAAATAATGGATTCATTGAAAGCAAATAATTTTGACATTGAAAAATCTACAAAAACAGCAGTTGAGAAACGGGCGAAATGGTTAAAAAACATGGGTGATAATACTTCGTTATTATTGGCATATTTTCACTAACACTGATTATAAAACTTAAGGCCAAATCTACAATACATAGCCTTAACTTTTTTAAAAAAAACAGTACCGGTCATACGAAGTTGTATACCCAAAGTGTATACAACTTCGTAATGCCGTACCTGTGAAGCACAGTAAAGTTAAGTACACTCCCTCTGAAAGGGAAGCGTACTTAACTTCGGCACTTTACAGTAACATCTTATTTTATTAGCGATAATTCCAATATAATATCTCTGCCTGGCGGCGCAATGCTTCAAACGCTACAGGATTTGTAAATGTCTGCATAACGTCAATGGCAAAGTTTGGCTGTTGAAAAAGTAGTGTATCTTTAGGTGTAAACTCAATTTCGTCATTAGTGTAAGACGCATTTTTGATATCAGTAAATAATTCACCATTGGCAATTTTAAAATGATACCTTTCACAAAAATTGTCGAAAAGTATTACAAATATAATATTGCCGTTTTTTTCAATATTACAGTAACATAACCAACGTTCATGTGAATGTAAATAAACATTTATTCCACTAGCTTCAGTAATTAAGTTATAATTCCTAGTAAAATATTTTTCCATTAATATTAATTTATGTAGTATTTTTTAAATGGATTTTTATAAAAATGCTTATTTAGACCAATGAACAATGGAAACGGGCACTTTTAGAATTTTTTGCTCGCGGAATCTTTTCCCGAAGTGCCGGTTTGAAATGTTCGGCGGTCTAATATCTGATGTTCATATTTAATTTAATGCTGTTCGAATATTTTATAGTTTTTTATTTTAGACCGGTGCACATTCATTTTAAATTGCCGTTTTTGAAAATTCCTAAAAATTGTTATCATAATTGAGGCTACTTTGAATAAAGCTCTAAATGGACACCATCTCCCATCCAAGTTTCTGTCTTCTTTTTTCTTGTAACCATTTACATAATACTTCTTTTGCTGATTTATGTTTATAACTTTCATTCTCCGTAAATGGCATTCTGTCTAATATTATTACTATTTAAGTAGTATAATCGAATTTTATTTAAAAAGCCCATTTGATATGCCCACAGGTCTTAAACCGGTACTTTCTGAGAAGAAATAGTACTGTTGATTTTATATGATCCGTTGGCGACAGAAGCCGGTTTGAAAAACCCTACCGACCAGTTCGGAAGTTAAGTACCCCATAGGGAATACAACTTCGTACGGCCGTACCTTTAAAGTACAATAAAGTTAAGTACATCCCTCTGGAAAGAAGTAAACTTAAATTCGGTACTTAATGCTATGGTGTAAAAATATTGTATTTCTCTCAAAGACGGATTAATAAGTCATCTTCACCAAAGCGGAATCGCGGATGTAGTTTCTGATCCTTAGACTCGGAACCTACAGCAAGCAAAACACACGGAATCATATTTGGATTTAATCCAAGTATTTCAACATATTTATCAGGTAAAAATCCCTCCATCGGGCAACTATAAATCTGTTTTTCCGTAGCAGCAGCAAGCCCAAAGCCAAGGGCAACATATGCCTGTTGTTTTGCCCAAGCGATTTTATCAGGGCAACTATCAAAGAAATCCTTAATAATAGGTCGCAAAGCTTCGCTCTTTGTCTCATCAAAAAACTGCTCTACGCGAACATCAATATTTTTTATGGCACAGAATATATATAATGTCTGACATTCCTCAATTTGCGATTGTCCATAGCTAGCGACACGCAATTTTTGTTTTGTTTCTAAATCGGTCACAACAACTACTTTAAAGGGCTGTAATCCAAAAGCACTAGGGGCATTTATTATAGCCTTTTCAATCGGTGTTGTATCAACCGCATCTTTTCCGAAACGCTTCACAGCCCTACGCCATTCAAGATTATTTAAAAATGTTTGCCCTTTTAAATTATGTTCTTTAAACCATAAAAGTCCACCTAATCCAATAACTGCCGTCGTCAATATGCCAACAAAAATATAAAGGATTGTGTCGGTATCCATTATAAAAGTATCTTATATAACACACCTTTATACCTCTATCATTTAATCATCAAAGACCCACTGGCTCCTAAATTCATAAACAGATTGATAGCATTTACTACCTGTACATCTATCATAAATGCCAATGGATGACTTTCTAAATATGCTTCACACATCAACAAACAGATTCGTGCCTCTTTAAAAAATTCTACAACCTCTGTATATGTTTGACCTACAATTTCTTCTATTTCCTTAGCTTCGTTTTCATAGCTCAATACGTCACTAAGCCTATCCCAAATTGTATCTTCGCCTCCGGATACATCAAGTATATTGCGTTTTTCTTCATCTAAATTTGCCAATTTTACAGTTACATTATATAAATCAATGAATAGCTCTTTATATGTTTCAAGACCGAAAATTTTCAATATATCGTTGATTTCCATATATTTATATATAGTATTATTACATACACTTTTTAAGCTCAAAAAAAAATAAAGTATAAGTAGGTTTATATGAATTCTGAATCCGAAATTTTTTTAAGAGAAATGGTAGGTATTTATAATAGTAGTTCGGATAAAATATCAAATATGGCAATAATTTTAGAACAGCTTACAGAAAAATTTTCAACTACAAACCCTGAAACTATTTATGAAATAAAGGTTTTAATGGAAACAAAATTTATGCGAATTGTAAAATGTAATTATATGTATTTATTTAGTATAACGCCAGATAAACATGGTTGCGATCTACGTGAAATCATTTTTAATATAGCAACGGAAAAAGTCCGTGACAAAATACTTCACATTATATCACAAAAACAGCCAGCAAAACGTATTCCACATATTATCACAGACATAGATGACACACTTTATCCTAATTTCAATGGTATAATCGAAACAGTGGGTTCAGATAAGTCTTGGAATTCTAAAAAACCTTACCCTGGCATAAAAATGTTCTACGAATTATTTTATAAAAAAATGCAAAACCCACACGCATCATATAGTTCTATATTGACAGGCACACCGTTATTTTTTAAAAAAGACCGTCTTGAAAGCGAATTAATAAAAAATATAATTGGCACAAATTTCGGATTTATGCACGGATTTGATAAAAAACGCCAAGTATTATATGCGTTATTAAAAGGTTTATATGAACGTCCATTTTATAAATTTGCGGTTTCATCTAAAGAGGTTGCAAATGCAAAAATAGCGAAGTTCAAACAATATATTAAAATATTTCCAGAATATGATATATTATTTATTGGTGATAATGGCCAAGGTGATTTGATAGCAGGTAAAGAGATGATACATCACAACAGGGATGTACGTGTTTTTATACATAACATTTTTCGCGGAGACAAGTACATTTTTTCTCCAGAGGAAGAAATAGCAGAACAAAACGATTCAAATGGACGCCTATATTTCTTTAAAAATTACCTGGAATTGGGTTATATATTTTATAAAATAGGGTATTTAACTGAACGCGACTTTGCTGATTTACGTTTAAAAATTGCTGAGGAGATAAAAAATGATATACCTACCACTTGTAATTTAGATAATATAACAAGTTGTTCCGAATACGAAAAATATAGTCATTATTTATCTTCCAACCCGATATATCCAGAATATATGTGTTTATCACGGTCGCAAATTATAAAACAAGGTTGTACACTAAAACGCAGTAATAAAACTACAAGGGTGAGCAGGGTTGTTTGATCTGAAAAATTTAAGGTATTTTATAATTTATATTGTGTAAAAACTACAAA